ACAATCTTCTTAGCGGTGGCAAAACCTACACCAGGCAGACGCTTAGCGATTTGTTCTGCCTGTGCTGCATTAAGGTTTAGACGAATATCTTCTGTTGGAACTACTGCGTCTGGTGCTTGCTCTTCAGGCACAATCAGTTCAGGTGCTGCTACTTTTGCTAGCCGACCTTTGCCTTGCTCATAAGGGACTAACTGCTCAAGTGTTAAATAGGTTACTTTGCCTGCTGCATCACGCACCATTGCAAATTCTTTATCGTGCTTACTGATGAACTCTACGAGCTTACCTGTCTTTGTATCTTGAAATAATTTGTGGTCAGCCATATCTTTGGGGTACACTTTCTTTATTATAGGCACAAAAAAAGAGCCCCCGTAGGAGCTCTCTTATTTACTGATTTATAACTATCAGTAGCCTTGTCCGGCTTCAGTTGCGAAAGGAATGTGAGCATCCTCAGCATCAGGAGCAGGGGCTGCGCGGTAATAGCAGACTTCCACAATCAGAGCGGAAGGTGAATTACGGCAAGCACCAGCAGAAGGGTTCAACGAAGCAGTGAAGTCTGCATCGGTGGTCAGCTCAATCGCAGTATCAATACCAACGGCAGTGCCGTCGAGGATGCTGATGAGAGCAGAAGTTGCGCCTTCTTCGGGGAAGTACAGGTCAGCTTCAGCAGTTACAGGAACTGAAGTAGGCAGTCCAGTGGCAGCTTTCACTTTGACCGTGTCACCAGCAGAGTCAGCTTTCACACCAGGGGCGGAAACAGCAGTGCGGTACACAACGGAACCAGCAGGGATAACCAAAGGCTTGTCCTTGCGGGGCTTGTCATCTTGACGAAGGTCAGGAGACAGAACCTGAGCAGCGTAGTCACCAGCGGCGAGTACACCGTTGACGTCAGTGACGCCATCATTGTCGGGGTTAAGTACAACTGCGCCGACGGCACGGTAGAACTCAACGCCTGGAAGAGCCACAACACCCTGTTCGCGATATGCGTTCAGGTGGGCTACATAGTTACCGGGAAAAATAATAGACATAGTTAGTACTCCTATCAATATACGAAAGAGTAACCAACCGTGATGAAATCCTTATTAAGGGTTTCAAAACCGGCGAACAAGCTCCAGATCATGATGATGAAACGAGAGAAGTCATCGTTGTTGTTCAACAAGATTTGAGCGTTGTTACCACCAATACCTACGCCGACAGCCTGAGGACCGAAGAAGATCAACTGAGCAGCGCCGTAATCGGCAGCCGTAGCAGCTTCGTCAGTAATTGCCAGGTTGTAGGAAGTTTCAGGCAGGTTGGTGGACTCGAACCAGCGGACGCCTTCAAAGAGGAATCCGGTAGGCATCACGGGTTGACCAGCAACAAAGCCAGCTTGTCCGTATGCAGGACCCATGCCTTTATAGAAGTTGGCATTAGGTGCCAGACCTGGGTTCATGGGATCAACCATGCCCGTGCCTGGGTAACGTGCGATTTCGCGGAAGTCGCTGTTCTGACGCAGGTGCATCATTGCAGTGGGGTCCACGATGCAACGGTAGTAACCATCAGCGAAGGTAGGGACGTTGCGCTTACGCATGTCCTTAACGACTTCGAGGAGGTCGGTCTTAACATCAAACTTGGCAGATTCACCAGCTTCGTAGGTGACGCCAAGGGTTCCAAGACCGCCGTCATTTTTGGCTTTGCCACCGGGGAGGTAGTAACCACCTTGCTCTGCAGATGATTGACCACAAGCTTCTGCTTTCAGCAGCTCGTTAGCAAACACCCGATCGCGCCAACGACGATAGTCATCGAGCAGCGTGAGTGAACCAATGGATTGGTGGAAAACGTTCAGGTTGCCAGTATCAAGCAGCAAGCGCTGAGCGGTGATGAGGGTCTCGCGAGCCACCTTGAAGGTGGAAGGCTGAGTTGCGTCGCGGGAATCAGCAGGGCCGGTGTACTCACGCAGAGTAACGAGCACTTTGTCCTTGACGATGTTGCGTGCGGAGGCGGATCCAAGGGTTTGGTCGGCGGTCCGCTCACGGGACTCCTTAGTGCCAGGCTTACCCCAGAAGCGGTAACGATCAAGCTGCACGGTCTGACCAGGCTGCTTAGAGAAATCGTGTACAACTACGGGCTCAACTGCCATCTCAATGATGTAGGCAGGATGAGGACGGTAAAGTTCTGCACCAAGGAGCTTCGGAAAGTCATTATCAATCCACATGGATTAATACTCCGTAAGCTAAAAGGTTTATAAGTGACTTCGACAGGTCACATATAACGATATTAATGTGTGTTGTTATACTTATGTTTATGTACCCAAATATCTTATGGTATGGATTTTATTAATGACAAAATTTGGAAGCCTATCCATACATTGCCAGGGTTTGAATGTTGCATTGAGTACTACGTAAACGAAGCTGGTCTCGTTAAAAGTACGAAAGGTGTTATCGAACGTATCCTTAAACAGCGTGTCAATAAGAATGGTTATTCACAAGTCAATCTGACGCAACGTATTGGACGTAAGCAGACAATTACTACAACAGTTCATAAGTTAGTAGCACTTGCTTTCTTGGAACAGCCTGCTGCTAGTCCTGGCAAAGCTAAAGGCTGCAGTAGGATTAAGCATCTTGATGGATGTAAAACTAACAACTGCGTTGATAATCTTAAATGGACTAAAATAGAAGAAAGTGATAACTAAACACAATGGCTGATAGTCTGGTTCTTACTGGTGTTAAGGACGTTAAAAAGCACACTGGTACTGAAATGCTTCTCACACGTCCGAAGCGTGGTGGCGATACTCATTCTCTGAAGGAATGGTGGAAAGTAGGTTCTAATAAGTGCTATGTAATGTGCACTGTTTTTGATGTCACCACAGGAGCTGGTACTGTCAAGCTTGTACTAGATACTAGTGCTGGAACAAATGTTCGTATTGATCATGATGGTTCCTTTAACTTTACCTTCTACGGTATTAATGAAATTGAACGAGCAGCTCTCTTTACTGAAGCCTATGAGCTGATTGAGCACTATGTGTTCCCTCGTATCAGTGGTGGCAAAGTAATGACTGTTACTCCTGCTGGTGGCGCTAACCGTCCCAACACTCCTGTGCCTCCTACAGGTGTTGTGACTGGTGCATCTATCTCTAATGCTGGTACTGGATATAGTGCAGGTCAGAACGGAGTATCCGTTAGTGGCGGCAGTGGTTCAGGTATGACAATTAACTATGGCTCTGATGGTGACGCTATCAACAGCGTGACTGTGGTTAGCGGTGGTCAAGACTATGTGAACGGTGAAACCGTTACTGTTCCTGGTGGTACCGATGGTGAGTTGACCGTTGTTGTTTAACGGCAAAGGCTATATCGCTTAGCATTTACTTCTACTCCAGATAAGTATTCCTGCCCTATGACGCACTTGACGTTGTAGGGCAATCTTCTTGTGTTACGAGCGTGGAAGCCAATATAGAAGAAGTCATTGAGGCGTACATACATCTTGTCGTATGGATGCTCTTGCCTTTCTTTGGTATATAAGCGTACATCAAACCAAGCATCAATATATTTATTGCCAGTCTTAAGGTTCTCTAGATCAACACTGATGTAAGCATCTGCTTTACCTCCAAGACTTGAACGTCTGATTAAAGCAGGGTCGTAAGTATTGACTGTAGTTAAATCTTTGCTCTCATCAATCTCTGCTGGAAAATATGTGTTGATTACACTTAGGTCTTGGTCTGTAATGCTTGCACATGCCCAACCTGGCTCTTCAAAGCAGGCAAATGCATAGTCTTGGTTGATTGCTACATCTACACGGATAAAATGATTTTCTTTTCCAAATAAACCAACAGTATCTTGGTAGTTGATTTCAAATGGAATAATTGTCACACGGTCTTTCTGTGGTGAATTAATTGATCCACCTTCTGCATAATTCAATGACTTATTGCAGGATGCGTAGCCAGGTTTTGTGTAATCGCTAGCACCATAGATAATATGTCTATCTAGGATGCGCTGTGTGACATCCTTCGCACCCTCGTTCATGAGATTATTGCATCTGTTACTTCTATTGTAATTTACAAATACTCATTGATTTCATCAGAGTTAGCACGCAATGCTCGTAATGCTTTGTGCTCTAACGTACGCACACGATCACGGCTCATATTAAGTACCTGTCCAATAGCAGTCATTGACATTGGCTCAAGCATCTCGTCACCAATTCCATAACGCATCGCTACAACTGCAGCTTGCATTTCAGGCAGGTCTGAAATCAACTCACGGATATCTTCTTTGATGTACTGTCGCTCAAGGATTAGCTCTGGCAACTGTGTTTCATCTTCAAGCAGGTCAATCAGAGCTGTATCTCTGTTCTCACCAATCTTGATTTCAAGTGATGTTGGCTGACGTGCCTTACACATTAAATCTTTAATCTCATCTACAGTCAGGTCTAAGTATGCAGCAAGTTCAAATACATTAGGCATCTGTCCATTCATCTGACTTAGTTCACGCTGGGCTTTCTTAAGTTTGTTGAGGTTTTCAGTAATGTGG